TGCGAAATTAGGAGTATAACCTCTAGCCGCGTTTTGAGGAATAGCTCCAGTTGGCTCGTCTCTAGTATTAGTCACAGCAATACCATTCGGGTTTTGGCTGTTTCTTAATTTGCCGCTTTGATTTATTCTAATTTGGTTGACAGGTACTCCAGCATCTTTTTCGCGTTGAATGGCGTCATCTAAAGCGCCGCCTTGGGCGTAGTTAGGGATGTAGCCAGATGCAGATCTACTCACTGACCTTTTGTCAGCTCTTGATATTGATTTTTTTTCTAGCTCTTTAGGTAAGTTTTTTAGAATCTGTTCTCTATATTTTTCTTTGTTGCCGCTGGAGTCGCTTGCTTTAAAATCTCCGTATTTAAATTGTCGCCCCTCGAGACCAAATATTTCTTCTAATATTCTTCCACTTTGACCTCTGAAGTCCACATCCAAAGAGGAGTCTTTATCTGTCTCAACACCTCCAGATATAGCATTTATCAAACCTTCAAAAATTGCGCCCTTGTAAGCTGTCAATGCACCAGCGCCACCTTCTTTTAAAAATAAACCTTTAACATCCTCGGAGCTGTAGTTGGCTGGATTGGTTTGTAGTGATGGAACTAACTTATCAAAATTATTAAGGGTATCATTAGCTGCTTTGGCTAGGCTTTTGTCTATAGTCGCATCTAACTTTAACAACTTACTAAAACCAGAATTCTTTTCATCTAGTCCTGGATCTACCCCCGCGAAACCGCCTAAGAATTGACTTATTTTTGATTTCCCAGAAGGTGTTTGTACAAACTTATCTTTTAAATATTTTTTATTTAAACCACCTTCTAAAATACTAACTGGATCAGGTACAAGCATAATAGCTCTAGGGTCCTTATTAGCGTTGTAGGTATTAAATGTAGATGTTCTGTTTGACTTTTTTCCAAATGCTGCAGATATTTCTGGTTTGGTAAATCTAGGTCTAGAACCTAACCCTTTGACTGAAACCATAGCAGCTTCAGCTTCTTCTCTGGTTTTATATTGGTTTTTATTGACAGCAGCAAAGTTTGGTATAAACCCTCCAGCCGCGTTTATCTTCTTCGCTCCACTAGGCAGACCCATTGACTTAACCATGTCTTGGTTAAAGACGGCAGATCCACCACCAGCAAAGTTAGGAACTATATATTCACTACTATTAGCAACCATTGTTCCTTTTTGTCCTCCGCCAAATGCGAAGTTGGGAATAACGACTGGCTTCGATCCTCTTGGTGCGCCACCAACGCCACTATTAATATCTTTTTGTTCGGCACCTACAGGTAGGAATCCTCCAGCACTTCTAGATATCTTGCTGGATTTTCCTCCTGCCACACCAGCAATAATTCCAGGAGCAACCCTAGAAGAAATTTGCTGCAACTCCAGAAGGACGCTTTTCTGAGCAAGAAGAGACTTAGTAAATAGCTCTGACTGCAGAACTTTTTTCTGCTCCGCACTTATCGAAGCATTTTCGATAGTTAAAATTTGTTTCCTTACATCTGAATTGTTAAGTAGTATTTGATAAGTTCTTTCTTCTACGCTCTTTAGTCTTTCGGCAGCATTACCCAAGCCTAAAAACGTCTTCAAAGAGTTTGCACCAAATTTGATTAAGTCTTTGGTTAGTTTTCCTATAATAACAACAACCAAACCTAATGCTGGTAGTATTAAACTACTAACACCTTTGACCAAGCCTCTTGCAAATGTAGATCCTAAATCGTCACCCTTAAGAACCTCCGTTATTTTTTGTACGACACCACCTATAGATGTAAGCAGTGTCCCGAATACGTCTGTGACTCCGAGCTCCCCTAAAGCATTGGCTAATTCTTGAACACTGAGCGATGTGGATTGTATCCCTGCTGCTAAGGTCTTGTTTAATACTATGTTCTTTTTGTAAGCCTCGTCTGTCGCGTTTGCAAAAGCTTCTGTAGCTTTTATAGCTATGGAACTCTCTTCGCCGTAGTCTTGAAGCGCAGCAAGTAACGGAGCAATCTGGAATCCTCCACCGATTTTAAATGCAACCTGTCTCTGCTGAGATTCGCTAAGTGTATCAAAACTTTTAGCCAGGTTTTCAATAACCTTTGTTGCTGGGAGTAGATTCCCTTGAACATTCGTGATTTCTACTCCGAGCTCTCTAAGAAGAGATACGCTTTCCTCTTTTCCTATCCTTGTAAAAATTGTTTTTAAGGAGTTTCCAATAACAGCTCCACCACGGGCAGTCTTCTGCTGCACCGCTGTGATGATACCCCCAAGTTCATCCAAGCTAACACCTGCCTGTTGAGCAACAGAAGCGGAACGCTTAAATCCTTCGAACAAGTCTCTCTCAGAGACAGCGAATTTGTTAGCTGCGGCACTAACCTTGTTTAAAATTTCGCTAGTAGTTAATCCAGACTTGGAAAATCCGTTTACTGCGGCTGTCAAACTTCCAACTGCATCAGCAGCGCTGACACCAGATAACCTCGCCAAGACAAGAGAATCGTTAAGTCTTTTGGTGACCTCTGTAGCGCTCAAACCCTGTCTTGAAAGTTCCAAGGCGGCTTCTGCAACCGTGTCGAACGTCTGCTCCGTCCCTCTTGCTATATCGAATATCTGACCTTTTAGTTTGTCTAGACCAGCGACATTGGTGTTAAGGATAGAGTTTATCTTTGCGAGGCTTTTCTCTACTTCGATTGTGGTAGAGACAAGAGCTTTAAAACTCTTAGTTACTGCGCTAAGTATTCCTACGGAAGCTCCAAAAGCAATAACACGGGCGTTAGCCGCCTCCATAGATTTGCCAAATTCATCAGCCTTTCCCGTTATACGACCAAGAGGTTGGGCTAGAGAATCTAAGTTCTTACCACTACCAGTAAAATCTATCTTTAAATTTTTACTAGCTCTTTTCGCAATTTGATCAACCTGTCTTTCAAGTTGTCTTGCGTTTTCTAGTTGTCCCCTTAACGGTAATGATACTGATTCTGGCATAATGGTTTAACCTTTTCTCCTTGCTTTTTAATTACACAAGAATTAGGTTATTGACCTGCCATTTTCATCATTTGTTCCATATCCAACTTGCCTCCAGCCTTCTTGATTTCTTCAGACAGAGAAACGGTAGGGCCTCCTGATTGATTAAGATCTTTAATGTCTTCTGCTGTCCCTCCGAAAACTGTTGAACCAGCAGCGTTTTCATCAATAAATGATTTTCCTCCCTTATCTCTATTTTGTTTTGCATCAGCGAATGCAAGTAAACGCTCAGGGTCATCCCTAATATTATCAGGGATATCTTCTACGTGCTGGAATATACTCTGAAATACCCTACCGAAAACAACCATCTTTAGTTGGTAAACAGACAGGTCAACCAAGGGTTTCCCAAAAAAGTCATTTGGGTTTTCGCAAAAAGACAAATATAAACTAAAGAAAGGTCTCAAGACAGTTTCTTGTATTGCTTTCTCGCTAATTTTTTCAGTCAGGCTATTCTGTATTAATTTAAGAGTTATAAGACTCTCATCGTCAATTTCATCAAACTCCTCCTTAGTAAAGGCATGGTTTTTAAGCTCTGTAGAATCAAAGACAAAATACCTTATCATCTCTGTCGCGGCCATATTAGAGGCGTAATCTTCAGCGGTTTTTCCTACTATTTCTTTTCTATTATGCAATAGAGTAAAGTATTCTTTTTGCTTTTCAGATATAGTTTTTTGGACAGAGTCTTTTTGGGACTGAAGAAAGAGGCTTTTTTTCGTCTTCTTTAAATTTTCTATCTCTGAAGACAGCGATGATATCTTTAAGTCGTCCTCATCTAACCAAAGACCATCATCCTTTACTTTTTTGAGGATTGATTCCTCCGTTTCCACACCTCTTCTTATGGCGATATTTTTGTACTTATCATAGTACAAATGAATATTCCTTTGATCTTTAATAGTAAGGTGTTTGAGGTATACTGAGCGATTATCAAATTCAAACTCAGTATACCCATCAAATATTTCACCTGCTAAAGAGATGTAAAATTCTTCATTCACTAATCACTCTCTTCAGGTGCGTCTTCGGTAAGTTCTCCAGACTCAGCTTTTTCAATAAGCTGTTCAAACTCATCTTGAGACGAGGCTTGGTTGAAGTACCAGAAAGCAATAACAGTAGTTACTTTTCTAATGAGATCCCAATAGAAAGAATCATCAGCCTCTTCAAAGTCGTAGTAAGATTGGATTTTCTCTTCGAAGTCTTCACCTTCAAAATATTGGACAAACTTATCTCTCTCTTCATCATAAACATAAGTCAAGTGAAGACAGTACCAGAGCAACACTCTGTTCTGAGCTTTTACATCTGCTGTATGATCGAACAAGGATTGGAAGTTAGATTCGAAATCAATAATTTCTTTTCTGTTGGCCGCGACCTCTCCTTTAAGCTTATCAAACCTTGTTTCTTGAGTTTTTGTTCTTTTCTTTACTGTCTCAAGTCGAACATATTCGTTTTGAAGATCCAAAGCGTTTTTATACATGTCTGCATAATTATTAGAATCGTCTTCGCTGAAAAGGCCTCCTGTATCACTGTACTTCTTACCCAACATTGCTTTCGTAAGAATACCTTTTTTGATACACTTACTCATCTCAATTGAATACTCAAGTTCAGCTTCTTCTAGCTCGCGCCGATTAGGGCGTTTGACTTGAACTTCGATAGGCTCCTTTTCCTTAACCTTCTTTTTAGTGATGGTTTCCTCACCAGTCTTTTTATTCTTCCTGGTGGATTCGACGATTTTCTCAACCTCTTTATCGAGGGTGAACTGATATAGTTTTTTAGTTTCCATTTTCCTTTATTTAAATTTAAAGCTTACTTGGTAGTTTTCAATTTCTTTTTCCATGTTTCTTACAGATTCGTTGCCATGATCCAATATCCTTTTCCTTATCCATGATAATTTGTCTGGGGTAAAGTGGTCAGCAGTTTTAATTACTGGGTGATATTTTTTCGGCACTTCATCATAAAGTTTTTGATAATGAAAGTCGTGATCTTTTTTCATATCCTCAACCAACATTAACATAGTCTTAAAAAGGGAAGAAATCTCCTTATAAGACTGATCATTTAGAATTTTTTTAGCATTCATACCGTTTGCCTCGTATTATAATACGAAAAAAAGTGTATTTTTCAATATGGCTGGCTTTTTATCTTCATCACAAGTGTCTGGAATAGAATCTTTATACAAAACTTTGCACGAAACATTCTCTCAGACCATCACTGTATACAAAAACGGGAAAAAGACTCTTATAGCTCATGACCCCAAGTATAACTCAATTTATAGCAGAAATGATTCTGGAAAAAGAGATAGCGTAGAGTATACAGTTGTCTCCAAAACTTTTGGCGCGAGAATTTATTATATAAAAACAGAAGAAGAGTTTTTTAATAACTATAAAAGCCAGACTAAGGTTATTCTCCCTAAGGGTTCTGTTAAAGTAGTGGTTGAGAAGGCCGCTTTCGATTACATACAAGAAGCAAGAAGGGTTGAGTTTGATGGTCGTAGATTCACTATACACAGTGACGGCGCTCCCTACGGCTTAACATCCAACATGTTCTATACTTTCTATTTCACACCTCTAGACGAAGCCACAGATTAATGATTAAAATACCCAAAAGTGTAATAAAGAAAATAGAGAGGAAGGCTCAAAAGGTTAAAAAGAAAGACTTCCAAAAAGTTTTCAAGAGAAACTTCGAAGAAACCAAGACCGAAATGATTCAGGAGTTTCTTTCTCATCCTGTTACTATAGAACTTCTTTCTGGCCCTTCCGCCAAAAACATCAGCGGCACTTTGGGTGGACAAGCAAATCTGTTCTCTTTCATCGGTTTTGATTCATCATACAAACCAATTGAGCCTATACTACAGATTCTGGAGACAACAACGTTTAAGGATACTGGGGAATCTAACGTTGGCAGAAAATTCACGTTAATCATACCGACTGCTGATGAGATATTTGCAGCAACACCAATGCCTTGGGCTTCAGGGAGAAGTTGGGCCAGGGGTATTGAAAAAGGAATATCTGGGCTTGGCTATTTGTTAAATAAATCCACTTCATCAAGTAGATCTGGTGTAGCTATACAAGCAGACAAAAAAGTAAGAACAGCTAGATTTAATAACGTTCAATATATATCTGCGCTACTAAAAAAGTATAAAAAGAAGTTTAAACAAATATCATGATTGAGCAGTACCACCACAAAGTAACAAACTCTTTTATTCTTTGGTTTGATAATTATCTACTAGACAAAGGACAGGCATACAGCAACAAAACTGGAGTCAGCCTTGAGAACTATGAAGACGCTAGGTTGGATTCCTCTTACCAAGCTTATGGAAGCCCTTATAAACAGTGGGTTACTGATTCTTCTATATCTGGAGCCATTATACCAAACGGAGTAATCGTCGGCAACACTCCCTCTGGAGCCTATAACCCCTCTATAACAGGAAGAGATGGAGGATTGGCTTTGGATTTTGAAAACGGAAGAGCTTTGGTTAACAACTCTAACAAAGACTACAATATCAAGTGTGATTTTGCAGTAAAAGATTTTAATCTGTATTTTACAAACGAAACAGAAGAAGATCTTATAGTCGAAAACAAATACGAAATAAACTCGAGAATATACTCTGAACCAGAAGTTCATATAGAACCATACGATCAGGTTGTCCCAGCAGTCTTTATAACTACATCGACCTCTCAAAACAAAGGCTTTGCTTTCGGGGGAATGGAGGAAACAACAATCACAATAAGTGCTTCGGTGTTAGCCGAGGATAGTTTTCAGCTAGATGGAGTCCTTTCTATATTTAACGATTCAAGAAACGAGTCTTTCGCAATGATCCCTATGTCGGATCACCCTTTTAATGAATTTAACGACTTAAAAAGCGGAACTTATAACTATAAAGATATCTCAAATCAATTGGGCAAGTGTAATAGCTTATATGTTAACGATGTAAACACATCAAAATTGACAGACAGGGCTAGAAAATCCCTATCCAATGACATGTTTGTTGGCTTTATCGATTTCGAACTCAAACAACACAGATTTAGACATCAATAAATTTCACAAACCCCCAAAACAACTGTAACCATTTTAAATAATCATAGCTATGGCAAGAAATAGAGTAATTTATCAATCAGAAGCACTTTTCGCAAGTAAAGAGTATAACTCCACAGGTTTGAGCGATCACGCACAAATCCACCGTGTTCAAAGTGCTAATTACGGTTTTACAATTAACCGTCAGGACGTTAACCAATTTGGCAACCTTGCCAGAATCGATTCTTTGGTGCTTGAGCCACCAACAGTGAACTTCGATATCAGTTACTATGTAACTAACGGTTACAACGAAAGAGCTTTGGACTTTTCCGTCCAGAACACTAACAACCCAACATCAGCGCAGTTCGCATCTGGACACTTAGCAGCTGGTTCAGGTCAAAACCTTTTCATCCTTACCACACCAGAAGGCAAGGACGCAAACCTCAACAGACAAGCTGGAGTAACAGAAAACACAGTGATCGGTCTAGGAAATGCTTTCTTGACAGACTATACGCTTGATATGTCTGTAGGATCTTTACCTACAGCTACTGTTTCTTTTGAAGCTTCCAACATCCTCTCTGATACTGCAATTTCTGGCGAGGGAACATTAAAAGCTTACACTGGAGTAACAAGCCCAGCGGTCAACCCTGTAGATGGAGTTTCTATTGATCAAACTCTTCAGATTCCTTTTGCTTCTGGAAACTCTCACAGTGGCGACTATACTACTACTTCAGCTGACACACTTTCAGCTCTTAGACCTGGAGACATCACTCTTGACCTTAGCTCTTTCGACGGCAATGTTCTTACAAAGTTGGCTGGATCAGAAGGCATCCACATTCAGAGCGCTTCTCTATCAGTTCCTCTTTCAAGAACACCAATTGAAAGATTAGGTTCTAAATTCCCATTTGCTAGAGTTGTTGACTTCCCAGTTAACGCTACTCTCACAGTTAACGCAGTAGTTAACACTATGGAAGCTCAAAACCTCGCAAACATGATCAGTGGTTGCGGACAAGGCAGCTTAAGAGATGTAACAGTCGCCATGAAAGAGTGCGGTGGTTCTGCTACAGGCCTACTCGTTACTCTTAAAGGTTGTACTATCGATTCAGAGAGCTTCTCTTCGAGTGTAGGATCAAACAAAAGCGTTGACCTTACTTTCTCCACCCAGATCGGTGGAACCAAGGACACAACCAAAGGTGTATTCATGAGCGGAAGCAACAACACACCACTTCCTTGGGAGTAAAACTCAAAACTAAAAAAAAACAATAAACATTTTTAAAATATGTCAAGAAACAGAGTAATTTATCAATCGGAATCTCTTTACACAAGTAAGGAGGTAAATTCTACAGCCACTGGAGACCACCACGAACTCATTAGGGTTCAAAGTGCCAACTATGGATTCACTATTAACAGGCAGGATGTTAACCAGTATGGTAACCTTGCTCGTATCGACTCACTTGTTCTTGAGCCACCAACAGTAAACTTCGACTTCTCTTACTATCTTACAGATGGTCTTAACGAGAAAGCTCTTGGTTTTGACATCACAAACAACTCACAGTTTGTTAGTGGTTTTCTTGAAACATCTAGTGGTAAGAACTTTTATATAGTAACTTCTGACGAAGGTCAGGATTCAACAACGTTTGTAGAGAATGAAGCTTACAGCCTTATTGGAATCGGAAACGCATTTTTGAGTGATTACACAGTTGATCTTTCAGTAGGCGCACTTCCGACAGCTACAGTATCCTTCGAAGGCTCTAACATCAACTCTCAAAACGGGACCGTCACTGGAGCCGTTCCTTCAGCTTTTGCTCTTACAGGAGCTCTTCCTTCTATCAACCCAGAAGCAGGAACTATTATTAATGGCACAAGTAGCATCAGAGTACCTCAAAACACTGGTCAAGACGGACCTACAGCTCTTAGACCTGGAGACATTGTACTCAGTTTTGACGGATTTGACGGTGGAGCTGCAGAATCAGGAACTCTTACGTCTCTTTCTGGAGCTGGAGGATTCCACGTACAAAGTGCTTCTATCTCTATACCTTTATCAAGAACGCCAATTGAGAGAGTTGGATCTAAATTCCCATTTGCCCGTGTTGTCGACTTCCCAGTTAATGCAACAATGAGTGTAAACGCGGTTCTTAATGAAATCGAAGCTGGTAACCTTGCTACACTTATAGCTGGTTGCGCAAGTTCAGAAGGCAAGGAGGTCTCAATCCTACTTAAGGAGTGTGAGGGAACTGACGCTATTAAGTGGACACTTAAAGGAGCTACCCTCGATTCTGAGAGTTGGTCTTCAAGTGTTGGTTCTAATAAGTCGGTCGACATCACCTTCGGTGTTCAGCTTGGCGGAATCGAAGATATCGAAAGAGGTATTATCTGCAGTGGAGCTGGCAATACTAGACCAGTATTCGGCGCATAAAACTTTTACTGTTTGTGTTTGTTATAAACAAAACCCCGCCTTGTGGCGGGGTTTTTCTTTTATCCAGTAGTATGTCTGGAGAACTAGTATTTAAAGACTATTCAATAGCGGCTTCAATGCCTCCTACTTGTCTAGGCTCAGACTGATACATGTTGTATTGTCCTACAAGCATATCTAAACTAGTCTTTGCATCGCTGGCTAAACCCCTAATTACTTTCGCGGTTTCGTTCTTATTAGTGAATGTCACCCTACTCTCTCCATCACTAATTGATGCTATGCTATTTGAATCTGTCTCACAAGTGCCAATAATGCCCCGTAGAGCGTTCCTAGCCTTCTTGGAGTAGTAATTGTATAGATAGAGCTGCTTGTATATCGCTTGTGCCTCAGAATCCAATTCTTGAGCTTCTACAGAGTAAGATGTGTTTATCATCGTATTGAGTAGTCCAAGATTAGCTTCCAACCAACACTCTATTGACTGCAAACTATTAAGAGACGTATCCCCATCAAACTCACAGTCCATTATCTCTTTAGCTATATTTTCTAAAAGTGACATTTTTTTATATTAATTTAGAGACTAAATATCTCCTAATATTCTAAGGGTTTCTGCGTGTTTAGGGTTCTTCGGGTCTAACTGAACCACAGAGCTTGCAGTAGGCATGATGTTCCTCATGTTGTTTTTGTTGGAGGCATTAAACTCTTTCAATAGAGATGCTTTTAATTCACTCTGCCCCAAAAACGGGTTGATGCCAACTTTGTATGCAAGGTCTCTCATATCGCTATAAGTCATACCTTTGATTTTGTCTTCAAAGATATCTGGCTCGTTAGTACCAAATGGGTTAACCTCATCGACACCAAGTATAACTTCAAGCTTAGACATTTTTTCTCTAAACTCAGGAGTGTTAACTTCGTTGTTTGCTTTCATCTCGTTAATCTCCTCAATAAGACTCATTTTCTTTTTGGGAGCTTCCTTTGGGGTTTCTTTTGCGACAACCTTCTTAGTCTTCTTAGTCTTCTTAGTAGACTTTTTGTTTTTCTTCACTGGCTTATTAACCAGCTCCGCAGAATCTTCTTGTTTTTCGACGCCATAAGATACGTCCATTTTTTTTGAATTTTCTTCCATATTATTATTATACGTTTGTTGTTTAGTATTTACACAAAAAAAGACCACTCTGTTAAGAGTGGCCTTTTATTTTTAATATTAGTAAGCTGTATATTACAGTGACTTAGCGATGATACCAAGGAGAGCGCGGTTATCAAGAACCATACGACCCTCTTCGAGGCCACCAAACCAACCGATCTTGTTCTGGCGAATGCTGTACTGGTCATCAGCGGTAAGCTGGAACTCAGAACCATTCTCTTCGTCGACTGCGATTGCCTTAACAAGGGCTTCGCGTCCACGATCAAGACCAACGAGGATTTCGTCAGCTGCACCGTCAAACTCAGCGTCACCAGTGGTGCCGTCTGCTTTTGCATAGGTAGAAGAACCTGCAACAGTGTCAAAGATTGTGTTAAACTTCTGTCCAACACCAAGCTCGTTTACTTCCATGAGGGAAATACCGTAGAAGCTTGGAAGACCACCACCTGCTTGATAAACATCGTTACGAAGGCTCTCTGGAGCAGCGAGATCGTTACCAGTTCCAACAGTTTTGGTGTTGATTGGGTTGTAAGCCATTTCACGAAGAGCTTTAACAGCTTCTGGAGAAACGAGGATATCAGTGATACCACGACGACCACCTTCAGGAGTACCTTTACTCCAAGAAGTGTTGATGCGCTTGGCACGGGTGATGAGCTCGTTGAAATCGTCAAGAAGGAAAGATCCGTCGGTAGTAGCACGGAAAACGTGATCCTTACCGTTCGTAGAAGCACCAGCAAGTGCGCCCATGATTAGGTTAGCGGAAGTACGCTCCTGCTTAAGAAGGATTTCTTGAGCCATACGAGTGAATGTCTTGCTTACAACGTCCATGCGGCTCTTGGCAGCATAACGACGATCAAAGCTAACAGCAGTATCGAGGCTGTAAGTAGCAACTTTCAGCTCAGAAACTGTAGGAACAACCTGGTTTTGTGGAAGACCACCAGCAACAGTGTTGCTGAATACTTGCACGTAGTCCTCGTCACTTACGTCATAGTAAAGATCAAGAGGAATAGAAGGGTTGTCTTCAGAGTTGAATTGAAGAGGCGCGAATAGGTTACTCAACACAGGTGCGTTGTTAATAACCTCAGAGATTACAGGGCCGATGAATTCAGCAAGAGCAACCTGTGCTTCATAAGCAACAGAGCGGTTCTTAGAAGCCATAGCTTTAATAAGCTCAATTTGTTCTGGAGTTCTTTTAAGAGAAATTTTCATATTTATATATATTCTAGTTAATTGTTAAGATTACAGACCAAGAGCGATTACTGCGTAGTTACCTGCATAAGCATCAGTAACGGTGCCACTTGAGCGGCTACCAGTACCGATAACAGTACCAATTTTTTCAGCTGCAGTAGAAGCACAAGCAACAACTTTGCCACTTTCGGTAGCACTGAGTTGAACTCCGCCTCCAACGACAAGAGCACCACTGAAGCCTTCAGAAACGAGAGTAAATACTCCGCGAGTGGCAACAGGAACAGCCTGACCTGGGTTTACAGCGAAAAGCTCTTCTGCTTTTACTGGGTTGTAAAGAAGTTTCTCACCGTTTTCGTCAGTCTTTGCAGTCTGGCGAAGAGTAAGTCCAAGGCATGAATCACCGCTGATAGCAGGAGTACACTCAAGGTTTACTTTTGGATATTGAGCTTTGATGAATGGATAATCAGTCTTACCGAGGTAAGAGTCGTCCGTGTAAGATACTGGGTCCTTATCAAAATCTCCAGCGGAGACCTTAACAAAAACACCAGCGTCGCCAGCACCTGTGTCTGTAGTAGACGCATTAGCACTAGCACCGTCAAGAGCGAAAAGATTGATTACATCGTTTTCGTCATATTGTCTGAATGGTAGAATTCTGAGCATAATTTTGTTTTTTAGTTAGATTTTTAAGAAATTTCAATGTTACTGCGATCAAAAGCGGAGGCGAACTTCTCTTTCAAGGATTCTTCTTTGCGTGATGCGGTTTCATTAGAGTTGGCAATTGCAGTTTCGGTTGATTCGACACTATCGAGGATTTCCTCTGTGGTCTTTTCGGCAACTTCTTCTACAACCTCTGTGGTTTTAGTAAGTCTCTTTTGGACTTCTTCCTGAATACGAGCTTCGATTTGCTTATCAAATTCAGCTTTAGCTTCTTTGCTCTTGTGCTTCCAGATAATGTCCATCTTGTCACCGAAAGACGCAAATGCCTCTTCAGTTTCTTCGACAGACTTAAGCTCGGAGGCCAAAAACTCGCGGTCTTCGTCTTCAAGGTCAAATTTTTGGTCGAGAACATCCATGCGCTCATTAAAACGAGCAATGGCTTCTTCAGCCTTTTGAGAGGCTTCATGTTCTGCGATTTGGGTTTGTGCTGCGTCAAACTTAGCTTTCAATTCTTCAACAGAAGATTTGAGTTCTGCGTGTTCTTTGGCGACAGCCTCTTTCTCTTCTTCTGACTTCATGAGTTTCTCGCGGAATTGCTCATCTTTTTCTTTGATAGCATCTGTAAAGGTGCTAGTCATCGAAGCGATGCTTTTTTGCGAGAACTTCTTTTCTGTGAGAAGATCCTTCAGTTCGGAAATAACGTTTTCAAGTTCCATAGAATTATTCTTTTTAAGGTTTACATTAGTTTTTTTACTTTGTGAAATATTTTTATCTCTTTTATCTCTTATGACTACAGGATTTTCAGTCTCACTCTTCATGTAGACGCCTTTGACATCTGCTGCAGGGTTTGTCGTGTATCCTATACCTAAGGGATAAATCTTTCCTTTTATGAGTCTATTCACTGACTCTCCTTTGTCGTTTCGGCCAGAACCTCCATAAGCCTTTAAGCATCCAACCATTTCTTCCATTTCATCTGGATCTGAAATAATTCTGGACTCACCTAGCTTGTCACTTCCGACAGCAAGGACGAATTCTGAGAACCCGACCTCCCAACTCGTAGATATGGAATGGCGATAAGGGTTTGACTCGTCAACCGAGTTTTCTAAAGCTTCTGCAAACATTGTGTTCGCGGCTTTGTATACGACAGCACCAAGAGCTATGTTAAACGGGCCTGTTTGTTTTTTAGCTTCTGATTCGGAAATTATTTTGCTGGAACCGTATTCGCTCCAACCAGCTGTTGCAATATGACCAACGATCTTTTCTTTATCGTGCTCTATATTGGTAGGCTTATGTAAAAAATTCTTAGTATACTCTACGGCTGTCTCTGAATCAATGCCATCACCGTTTTTGTTAAATGTATTAACAACAGCTGCATTAAAAGCCACCCCCATTAGATCTATATTGCTCTCAAAGTCTATACCTTTAGGAACTAAGCTCTCTAGGTTTTGGAGTGAGGCTTCGGAGATAAAAGCTTCGCTAACCTCACATTGAGATATTTGAGCCTCGAAAGTTGCGGTATATTTGTAATCCATTTTGCTTGCTTCGGATTGCATTTTCTTATTTTTCATTGCTGTGATATAGAATTGCTGCTGAATAATTATCTAGTTCGTGCTTTGCTGCTATCTCTAAAATTTCAGGCAAAACATGCAGGTCTTGAATCTCTTCTAAGTTAGATACACAAGAAAGAGCTTTTTGTGTCCAATTTTCAACCTCTGTAGAACATACTATAGCTTCGCACAGACTGTCTAACATACCCTCGTTCTTCTTTGTAAACCTCTTGATGCTTAACTTGTCTTTCATTAAGCCTTTAATAGAGCCTCTTGCTGCTTCAAGTTCGGATATTGTTTTTTCTATTTCCTTCCTTGAATAATTAGCTTCTGAGTTAACTTGAGGTGAGCCATTTGTTCCTTCTGGTCTTCCAGCTTGCCCATTTGGGCCGCTTGGCTCTGAACTTTCAGCTCCTTCGACCATAGGCACTCCACCAACGATAGGGTTGTAATAACCTTTCTCTCTCTCTTCTACAAACTTCTTTTGAGACGGTGAGATATCATCAACTTTAGGAAACTTACCAGTGTGGAACATTTCCATACCTTGCTGCGGAGTAATAACACCGAGTTCCATAAGTCTTGTCGCAACCCTCATGAGCTGTGTCTCATCTCTCATATCAATATCTTTAAATACTGCTGTAGGATAAGATCTAAACCCTAGTTCAACAGCAACTCTTTTGATTTCCTTTTGCAGGAAGTCTGACAGAAATGCGTTTCTAGCTTCTTTTAGCCTGTCAATAAATATCTGAGCCTTTACCTGAGTCGCGCCATACTTTTCTTCACCAACAACTACGTTTTGCAGTCCCTGCTTAATATCTTCATTTAAAGTCTTGTATTTTTCTGACCCAAGTACTCTGTTAAGGTCTGGAATTACAAAGTCAGCTTTTGTTGTATAATCAGAAACGAGAACACGGCCGACACTTTCATTTTTGAAAAGGTTTTGCATCGCATTCAGGTTTTGAGCATTAATACCTCCTTTTTCTGGCTCCGCACCCATTGTGATTAGTAGAATAACATTCTCTACCGTTCTTGTTATGGCTTGGTCCATTTTTTTAAGCTCAAGTTTAGCATTAATATCTTCTAGTACAGCGTAGCCGAACGGAATAGCGAAAGGTTCGTAATCCTGCTTCTTGTAAAACGAATGAGATATTCTTTCTGGGCTGAGTTCGATGCTAAGTCCGTCTACTCCATATTGACCGCTCTTAACTTCCTTCTGAACATCTTTCGGCAATGAATCGAAGATCTCTTGGTCTTCTTCTGTTGATGGGTGTTGCAATCTAGCCATCTCATATTCTGAAAGAACCTTTTGATAGTTACCAGCCTTAAAGGTCGAGGATTTTTTTGCTATAATGTCATAAGGGTTCAATAAGATGTACCTAATTGGAACCTTGTTCTCTACTCCGTTTTTTGGAGCTACCGAATTAATCAACTTAACAAAATCATCTGCTTTAAACTTACCATCAAGACGATACATAAAGATATTACCACTTCTGTAGTACTCCCTGAAGTATTGATCTTTAAGATTGCTAAGGTTGATCTTTTTAAACCATTCTTCAAAGAACTCTCTGCTCTTTTTAGTTCCCCCTTCGAGAAATAGTTCTGTATTTGCAAATTCCGACATGATATCCACGGCATTGCGGAAAACGGATACATTTGCATAAGCTTTTTGACAAAGTTCGATAGCTTCTCTTACATCAATACCATCCTCAGAATATTTATAAGGCAACATGCCCCTTCTGATACTAGAGAACCTATCAATAGTATTGCTAAAGGCAGATCTATTAACTCTACTTGCTTGTTGTCCTACATTTGACTTCCTTGAATAAGAAGCGCTAGATGTGCTTTTGTAAGATGCGGAAGAAACATAAAAAGGATCTCCAACTATATCTGGAGCATACTCTTCTTGTTTGGCCGCTGGGCTTGTTTCCTGTTGACCCTCGAACTTCTTCCAGTAGTCAGACTTCTTGCTATACTTTCTCTTCGCCATAACCTATTATACACCCAAAAGTCAAAAGTTTAACTTTAACTTTCTAAAGTCAACAATTATTTTTTGTAATTCACCTTTATAACCATTTTTCTATCACCATCAGTTTCGGTTATGTAGGTTTCGCCTTTGCTATGCAATTCATCCATAGCTTCTTGAGAAATAGTCATTTCATGATCATAGTATCTTTCTTTTTCTTCACTTTTCTCTTCCTCATTGTAATGCTCACTGGATTCCAAAAGAATCATTTCATCACCGCCAAATTCAGCGATAGCTTTAGATTTCTTTTTGGCTTTTTCGAATTGGCTATAACAAACAGCGGTTTTTTGCTTTTGATCTTTAAAGTCTTTATTGATTATGTCAGAAGACATACAACGGGTTATAAAGTCGCTTCTTTTTTCTTTGTCGTTTGGTGTTGGTAAAGGCATAATATTTTATACACTAAAATTTAATCTATGAACATAGGCGTGAATGTACCTTGGTTTGTTTCAATCTTGTCATCAGTCATATCGTAATGTACGTTCAACATCCAATTGCCAAGTATCAAAGCGGAATAGGAGTCTTTTCTTGCTTTGTCTGCACCTCTTTGCTTTCTTAAGTTTAAAGGGAGGTCGAAACTTTGAGTTCCTTGTGTCGACGTAGAAACCTGAACCATAGCACACTCCACTTTTATCAAATCCATCATATCTTTCTGATGCTCTACAAAGTCAATCATTTTTGAGGCCTCTGAAGATTCATTATAGTTGTTTATGAACTTTAATTTTTTTATTGGGATATTTGACTTCCTTTGTTTGTTGTAGTCGTCATCCATAGCCGCGCCAGCAAAGAATATTCTCTTGTGATCAAAAGAAGCCTGAAGAAGTTCGTTTGCATACCTTATCCATTTAGAACTAGGCTTCCTTAAGAATACGAAAGTCCTATTGTCCTTGTTGTACTGCCTCTTTAAATCACGAAGACCTTTATCGTAGTTTTGGTGGTCGTCTAAATCAGCATCAATCAAGTTTAACTTTATTTTTTTATCTTTAAAAATACTACTCTCATTACATGAGTTTAAGAACTGAACACCGCCATTGTAGTCACCAACCACAGAAACAATATTGAAGTTTTCTAGTATGTAAGCCATATAGTTAATG